ACGCTGGGCGGTGACGTCGGACTGTCGGCGATCGAATATGGGCGGCGGACGCTGGGCGGCGCGATGGCGGCGAACAAGACTGCGGCCGATACCTTCCGCGCCGGGCTTCAGGCGGCCGGCTTCATGGAAACCGGCTCGATCAATCTGAAGCCGGAGCAACGCGCCGACCTTCTCGAAATCTTCGATGCGTTCGTCGGCGAGGCAATGCGCGGCCGGATCGTCCCGCTTGAGAAGGACTTCAAGTTCGTTCCGCTGAAAATGAACCCGGCTGAGGTCCAGCTTTTGGAGTCGCGCGCCTGGGACATCGAAGAGATTTGCCGATGGTTCGGCATGCTTCCGATGTTGATCGGCCACGCCGCCAAAGGTCAAACCATGTGGGGAAGCGGGATCGAGCAACTCTTGCTCGGCTGGCAAACCCTTCTGCTCAATCCGCTGCTGACGAACATTCAACAGGCGGTGAAGAAGCAGCTGCTACCGATGGCAGAGCGCAAGCTGATCTATCCCGAGATCAACCGCGAGTCGCTGATGGCTGCCGACAGCGCTGCCCGCGCCGCGCTTTATTCGGCCTTCGGTCAAAACGGCGTGATGTCGCGCGAAGAGATGCGCGCGAAGGAGAACATGCCGGCGAAGCCGACCAATGGATTCCTCACCGTGCAATCGAACCTCGTCGCCCTCGACCAGCTCGGCAACGCGCCGGGCGTCGAGGCCGGTGCGAGGTCCGCCCTCATGAACCTGTTGTTCGGCGGAGACGTCGATTCGCTGATCGATGCTCGCGTGAAGAGCGCGATGCTCGGGCGCAATAACGGCCCAAAGTTGGAGGACTGACATGCTGCTTCGAGAGTATGGGCGCAAGCATAGCGGCGCCCTCAAGGTTCGCGACTTCGACTTCGAGGTCAAGGCTGTCGGCGACGACGGCACGTTCAACGGTTACGGTTCCGTCTTCGGCACGGTCGACAGCTACGGCGAGATCGTCGCGCCTGGCGCCTTCACGGAAAGCCTTGCGGAGATCGCAGCGAAGGGGCGGCCCGTGCCGATCCTTTGGCAGCATCGCAGCGGCGAACCGATCGGCGCATGGAGCAACCTGAAGGAAGACGAGCGCGGCCTATGGGGCGACGGCGAGTTGCTGATCGCCGACGTCGCCCAGGCCCGCGAGGCGCATGCGCTCGCGAAGCGCCGGATCGTCACCGGTCTGTCCATTGGCTACTGGGTCCGCGAAAGCAGCTACGACGAGAAGACCGGGATCCGGACACTCACGAAGCTCGACCTCGTCGAAATCAGCCTCGTTACATTCCCCGCGAACGATGACGCGCGGGTCGAGTCTGTGAAGTTCAAGCTCGCACACGGCGAACTGCCGACGGAGCGCGAAATGGAGAAGTACCTGCGGGAGGTAGGCTTCTCCAAAAGTAAGGCCGCGGGTTTCGTCGCCCACGGCCTGACTGAATTGCGGCGGAGGGAGTCCGATCGCGACCCGGCGAACAATCCTGGCCTCAAGGCCCTTTCGGACACCCTCGACGGCTTCTCGCTGAAGTCTGCATAAGAAGGAAATTCACATGAAGACCCCTGCAATCCTGGCAATCGCTGCCGGTGCCCTCGCTGCTCGTCCCGTTCCCGAGTTCGGCCGCAAGGACGGCGGCGCCGATGAAAAGACGCTCGATCAGCGCCTGGCGGGCGCCCTCGACGAGGTCAAGGGCTTCGCGAAGGAGTTCAAGACCAAGAGCGAGGCAGGCGAGAAGATCAGCACCGAGACGAAGGAAAAGGCGGACAAGGCCCTCGTCGACCTCGAAGCAATCCGCGGGGACGTGCGCGAGCTGTCGCAGAAACTGGCGCAGAGCCGTCGCGGCAACGAGGACGGCGAGCCGGCGCTGAAGAGCTTGGGCCGCGAGGTCGCCAGCCATGCCGACGTCAAGAGCTACATCGAGGGCGGCTGCAAGGGCACCATCGGTTTCTCGGTCAAGGCCGTCACCAGCGCGAGCGGTTCGGCTGGTGCGCTGATCGTGCCCGATCGCCAGCTCGACGTCACCCCGCTTACCCGTATGACGATGCGCGTCCGCGACCTGCTCACCCCGGGCCGCACCGATGGCAACGCGATCGAGTATGCGTTCCAGACTGCCCGCACCAACAATGCGGCCGGTGTGGCGGAGACCACGCTGAAGCCCGAGTCGGACTATACTTGGGACGTCGACACGGCACCCGTGCGCACGATCGCGCATTGGACGCCGATCTCGCGGCAGGCGATGGACGACATTCCGCAGATGGAAAGCCTGATCGACGGCGAGCTGCGGTATGGTCTCGACGACAAGGAAGATGCCGAGCTGCTCATGGGCGACGGCACCGGCCAGCATCTCGAAGGCCTTTACACCCGCGCCACGCCGTATTCGCAGCCGGCGGGCATCACGATCTCGTCGCCGACGATCATCGATCAGTTGCGTCTCGCCATCCTTCAGGTCGAGCTCGCAGACTACGCGCCTGACGCGCAGATCCTGCACCCGACCGCATGGGCGGGGATCGAGTTGCAGAAGGACGACCACGGCCGTTACCTGTTCGCCAATCCCCAGGGCATCGCCGGCCCCGTCCTTTGGGGCCGCCCGGTCGTGTCGACCAAGCGGATCGGCGCGGGCAACTTCCTCGTCGGCAACTTCAAGCTCGCCGGGCAGATCTTCGATCGCATGGATACCGAAGTGCGTATCTCCGATCAGGATCGCGACAACTTTGTGAAGAACATGCTGACCGTGCGAGCGGAGAAGCGCTTGGCGCTCGTCATCCGTCGCGCGCAGGCGCTGGTTCGCGGCACACTCGCCGCCCCGGTCAACGCCTGAGCCTAGTACGGGGCGCGCGTTTCGCGCGTCCCGCGCTCTGAAATCCGGAGTCCAATTATGAAGAACGCATTCGTACTCGTCGACCACCTGGGCGACGATGGCACCGTCACCGTCGGCATGATCCTGAAGGAGCTTTCCGTGAAACGTTTCGACCACCTCGAGAAGCGCGGGCTGATCCGTGAGGCAACCTCGGAAGAGGTGAAGACCGGTTACAAGCCGCCCTTCACTGCCGAGAAGACCGCACCGACGCCGTCCAACAAGAAGGCACCCGAGCCCGCGAATAAGGGCGCCTGATCGATGCGCGTCGTCGTCATCACGCCACCTGAGCCGATCATCACGATCGACGAGGCGAAGCGGCACCTCAAGCAGGATAGCGACGACGACGCGGATCTAATCAAGTCCTACGTCGCAGCCGCTACGCAGCACCTAGACGGCCCTGACGGCTATCTCGGGCGCGCGATCGGCGTGCAGACTCTGGAAGCCCGCGCCGACGTCTTCTGCGACGCTATGGTCCTGCCGTATCCGCCTCTGATCGACATCGTCTCGGTTAAGTATCTGGACGGCGAGGGCGCAGAGATCACCCTACTGCCCGCGTTCTATGAAACCCGCGGTACGTTAATCGGCTCGGCATTCGGCAAGAGGTGGCCTTCGGTCGCGGCTCACCCTGAATCGGTGCGGATCCAGTACCGCGCCGGTTATCTGCCTCGCACGGTTTCCAGCACTCCGGTCGCCACGGTCCCCGAGCCTATTAAGGCGGCGATCCTGCTCATGACCGGTGACCTTTATCGGAACCGCTCAACCGTGACCGACAAGATCGCGCAGGCCGTGCCGATGTCGACCACCGTCGAAACCTTGCTCGACCCTTTCCGGATTTACTGCTGATGCGCATCGACCCCGGCGAACTAGATCGGCGGATCGAGATTTGGCGCGCTGGCGACGTCGATGACGGAACCGCGACGGTTAAGGGCGTGCCCGCGAAGCTCGCGGCACGATGGGCGCGCAAGATTGACGTCAGCGACGGCGAGAAGGCCAGCGCAGGCGAGAACGCTGCAACGCTGGCCTCGCGGTTCCTCGTGATGTCCGACAGTGTCACGCGCACCTTGAACCCGGCGAGCGACACCCTGCTCTACAAGGGCCGGAGCTATGAGATCTTCGGCGTAAAGGAATCGGGCGAGCGCGAGGACGGCATCGAGATCACGACGTCCTCGCGAACGGACGCGCCCGCATGAGCCGCTGGTCCGGCACGAAGGTCGAGGGCCTAGCGGATATCAGCAAGGCGCTTCACGATCTCCCGAACGCGCTCGGCAAGGGCACGCTCGTCCGGTTCGGCAAGAAGAGGCTGGAGCCTATGCGGGACACCGCGAAGGCGAAGGCGCCGAAGGACAAGGGCGATCTTTCCGACAGCATCATCGTCGGAACCAAGCAGGGCCGATCGGGCAACACGAAGAAGACCCGCGGCATTGATCGCGCGGCGGTTGAGATCTTCATGGGCCCCAGTGAGGATGGCTATCCGCAAGCGGTTCCCGAAGAGTTCGGCTCGGTCAACAATAAGCCTAACGGTTACATGCGCGGCGCTTGGGACGAGCATAACGGCGACCTGCTCACCAACATTCAAGCCGACCTCGGCAGCGCCATCGACAAGACAGCGAAGCGCCTCGCGCGCCGCCAAGCTCGAAGGGGCTGAGCATGGAGGAAGCGTTTCGCGCACACCTACTGGCAACAGCGGGGATTGCTGCCATTGCCGAGCGGCGCGTCGACTGGGGCATGCGCAAGCAGGGCGATCCAGTCCCCGCCATCGCGTTGCACGTTATCAGCGACCTCCCCGATCTTACGCTCGCCGGCGTGTCTCACTGGAACGACGCCCGCGTCCAGGCGGATTGCTGGGGACGGACTTTCAAGGCCGCTCGCGATCTCGGCAACCTCTTGGCGCTGCCGGTAGCGCTGGGCGGCCTCCACGGCTTCCGCGGGTCCATGTCGGGCAAGCTCTTCCGCATCTTCGTGCTCGATCGGGACACCGGCACGGAAGCAGACAACGTCGGTCCCATTCACAAATCGCAGGTCGACCTGCGGATCTTCTACTCTTCCTGAAAGGCCTGCCGATGCGAATCGAAGTCATCCGCCGCTTCCGCGACATGGACGCGCTCACCGACCCCAACCGGACCGATGACGCGGATCCCGTTCACGAGGTCGGCGCGAAGCTCACCGTCGACAAGGATCGGGGTGCGCAGCTGGTCGGCGGCGGTTTCGCAATCGACATCACGCCCGCCCAGGCCCCCGCCAAGGCGGCGCCGAAGCCTCGGAAGAAGCCGACGGCACCCGCGGCGGCACCGCTCGCCCCGCCTGCGGCAACCGAAACGGTAGCACCTCCGCCGCCCGTCGACCTTTCCGCCCCGCCTTTCAACCACAACTGATTCACAAGGGAGACCTTCTATGTCCGAAACTGCCGCAGGAACCGACATCGGGTTCGGAACGACCCTGTCGAAGAAGACCACGGGCAGCACGTATATCGTGCTCGCCGAAGTGACCGAGCTCACCTCGCCCGAGATGGCGCGGGACGCGGTCGAATTCACGCATATGTTGAGCCCCGAAGGCTGGCGCGAGTTCAAGCCGGGCCTGAAGGATGCCGGCGAGTTCGGTATCGTCTATAACCTCATCCCCGGCGCTGCCGACGATGCGGTCGTGACGACGCATATCGAAGCCGACATCGTCGACACCTGGCGCATCACGTTCCCGAACGGTGCCACGCTCGACAGCAAGGCGTTCGCGACCGCGCACGGCCGCGCAACGCCGATCGACGATCGCATGACCGGGTCGGCGACGTTCAAGATCAGCGGGAAGCCCGTGCTTACGGCTGCCGCCTAATGTCGGCGAACCCGCTCAAGGGGGAAGTGGCGTTCCCCGCAAATCCTGATGTCGTCGGCTTCGAGGCCGGCGGCATCCTCGTCCTCGACTTCAATGCGCTCTGCTCGCTCGAAGAAGAGCTCGGCGAGAAGATTGAAGAGATCGGCGCTCAGGCGCTCACCAGCCCGCGCATGATGCGCACCGTGTTCCGCATCGGTCTCGAGGCACGTCACGGCGGCATCGAGGAAGCCGACGCGGGTCGGCTGATCCAGAAAATCGGGATGGACAAGGCTGCGCTACTCGCGCTGAAGGCCTTCGAGCTGAGCTTCCCGGAGGCCGCCAACAAGGGCACCGCGGACCCTCTCAAGACGGCAGCGAAGACCCGTGGGACTGGGCCCGCTGCTTTGAAATCTGGGTCGAGATCGGGCAGTCGCCCGAAGCGTTCTGGACGCAAACCCCTCGCCTCTACGCCTCCGTCGTAAAGGCATACGCGCAGGCGGCATCGACCGCCCGCGACCGTGACGCGACCCTGGCTTGGTCGATCGCCGCACTCTCGCGCGCGAAGAAACTGCCGAAGCTCGAAAAGCTGATCGAGAAATCTGCCAAGTCCGCTCGGAAGAAAAAACCGATGGATTGGAAGCAGATGCTTGCTGTCGCCGAACGACTGGCGGGCAAGAAACTATAAGGGAGGGCGCGCGATGGCTTCATCTATCATAGGCCAGTTGCGCGTCATTCTCGGTATCGACACGGCCGCTTTCGATCGCGGCCTGTCGGAAGCTGAGCGCAATATGGTTCGCGCTGGCGCCAGCTATCAGCGGATCGGCGACAAGATCAACGGCATTGGCGAGCGGCTCAGCACCGGGATCACGTTGCCGCTACTCGCGATCGGCGGCGCATCGCTGAAGCTGGCGGCTGACTTCGAAGCATCGATGAATCGCGTTCAGGCTGCGACTGGCGCAACCGGGTCCCAGCTGAAGGCGCTGCGCGACCAAGCAAAGGCATTCGGCGCCGACAAGAGCGTCACCGCGACGGCGAAGGATACCGCCGACGTGATGGAGTCGCTCGCGAAGAACGGCCTTTCCGCCACACAGATTTTGAACGGCGCAACCGCTGCCGTGCTGAAGCTCGCCGCTGCGAACGCGGCCGAGTTCGCACCCGCTGCCGATCTAACGACCGACATCATGCAGCAGTTCGGCAAGAGCGCCG